TGGCTCGCCATGAACCGGAAAGACGCAGATACCTGACTGTCACGCACACGCTCCAGCCGCTCAAGACACGGCCTGATTGTTTCGCGCAGGTAGCGGGAATAGGCTTTTGCTCTGCCCAGACTATGGAAATATTTAATCCGCTCCAGCAGAGGCTTGCTGATATGGGACGGCATGGCGTTAACGTCAGCCAGAATGACCAGATCGGGATTAAAACGCTGCTGCTCGCGCGCCATTTTGGCACGACTAATCAGCCGGTCCTGCTCCATTTCACGCTGGACAGGATCACGGGATTCATTGAAAAAATAGCGTTCCCAAACCTGATCACTCAGCGCTTCACGGCGCAGATGCTCCTGCTCGTTATCCGCAGCGTACAGAGTGATCAGGTTTGAAAGCGCAGACGTAGTGGCCTGTGTATCTGTATTCAGATAGGGGTTAACTGCTTTCTTTTCGGCGTTCCAGAAATGGCGGTAATTGCTCATGCGATCTCCAGTTCGAGCTGGAAAGGCTGCAATCCTTTAGACACCCATTCAGAAATAGATGGAGGCTCTACGGCCTCAATAGCTCCTTTAAGAATGGCGCACCTGTTTTTTAAAATGGTTGCCTTAAGTTCCTTTGCGGAAAGCCCACGAGAATATTCCGCTTCACGGATCGCCCGGGTTAGTTCTGGATATTTGGAATTGAATTTCGGAACGTTACAGGCAAGGTTTGTACTGTCGGCAGTGGCAAGTGGATAATTACCCAGCACACGCCCGTCTAACATGCGCAGGCCATGAATGCTGGTCTGGAAGTTATATTTACAATAGATAGTTTCAAAAGCATCCTGCATACGACGATGCCAGCGCGCTGTTCGAATTACAGCAAACTCACCGGATGAACCGAAACAGACTCTGGGCCATTCCCGGCAAAGCTCAACAAGTCGATCCAATGACTCATGTAGGTGCCAGACAGGCACCGCTTTATCATGAAACATTCTGGGAACAAGGCGGATCAGAGCGTCATTATCGCTTTCGCCCCCTTCCACTACGTCAGGGATAACAAAGAATGCTACTTTGGGATGGTGATAATAGTTAATTAGCCATTTATAAAAATTACGCCAGTCAATAACCAGTCCCCGCATCCAGGCAGAGAATGCTCCATTATCAATCCCTACCGCACTGGCATATTTGATTGATGCAGCAATTTGGTCTGGCCTTACATATGAGACGAAAGCGCCAGCACCGTTCACCGCTATGCGATGAACGTCACCAGCACTTCCCCAGACAGGTGTGCCATGAAAATGATGCACGCCGGGCTGCAACTTCGTCACGCCCGTACCTCATGCTTAACGCAGAAGCCAGGACCGCCTGCAGGGTCAAAACCAATCCAGTGATGGGGTTTAGAAGTAGCGATGATTTCTACTGCAGTTTTACTATCACCGGCAGCCACGCCCATGCTGCGCTTAACGGTTATACGATGGCGAGTAAAATCACGATAAAGCGAACGGGCCAGAGACGTATCGCTGTTGGACACGATAACCGGATGACCTTCTGACGACCGGCGTTCAAGAATAGACGCCAGATGGTACTGATCATTCTCTGTAAAACCAGCTGTGTGATATCCGTTAAACGTGCCGTCATATGGTGGATCGCAATAGACAACATCACCCGTTTGCAGCAGTGCCAGTGTCTCGTCATAGCTGGCGCAGATAAACGTTGCGCGTTTTGCTTTTTCTGCAAATGCGCGTATTTCGTTTTCAGGGAAGTACGGCTTTTTATAATTACCGTAAGGAACATTAAAATAACCGTCCAAGTTATAGCGACACAGTCCGCGATAACCATGGCGATTTAAATATAAGAAATACAATGCGCGTTCAATTGCGCCACCATGGCGCAAGTTAAACTCCTGTCTCGTTTTATAATATGCCTCTGGATCATTACGGGCTTCAAAAAGATATCTACCCTCTTTGATGAAGTATTCAACATCATTCTTAATCACCTGATAGAGATTAATCAGGTCTGGATTAATATCCGCGACAAGATAATGAGGATAGTCTGTCGCCATCATCACAGCACAGGAGCCCGCGAAAGGTTCAACCAGTCGCGGGCCTGCTGGAAGGTGTTTTTTCAGTTCTGCCATGATGGCGGTTTTATTACCCGCCCATTTCAGGATAGTGCTCATACAGCCCCCCCTACGTAATGTTTGCCTTTCAGCTCCGCAATCTCCTTACAAGTGACACAGCACTGCACGCCCGGAATGGCACGGCGGCGTGCTGGCGGGATCGGCGCATCGCAATCAATGCAGAGAACACGAGAAACGCCCGGCGTTCTGTTGCGGGCGGTGTGGATGTGGCGCTGACGTTCTTCTTCAACGCGCTGCTGTACAAGGTCCATTGAGTCAGCCATCAGTGGATCTCCTGCGCTTCGTTCTGAATGTTTTCAGCCGCAATACGAAGCAGTTCCGCCGCTTCAACGTGGTTAAGCTGGCGTGACGTGATATGGCAAGCCAGGCTATCAAGACGGGCTGCCATTGCCGCGGCCCGTGCCCGACGTTCTTCCATGCGTGCATTAGTCAGCATCTGGTTAAGGCCAGCATCATCTGGTCCTGTTTTGGTGATACGGGTTTCAATATTTCGCATTGTTGTTTCTCCTGAATTTGGGCAATAAGAAGCCCGGCGGGTTTACGCCTTTAATTTCGGTTGTGGGTTAATTCGGCATGGCTAGCCGATTTGGAAATAAACTCACCACTGTACGGAAATGGTTCATTGCTTTAATCAGCTCCCGCTTTTCGTCAGTCGTCAGCTCACTAACATTGACGCTATGACGTTCCGCCGGAATCTTTGCCATAAAGAATATTGCGGCTAGTGCGCGTTTATTCTGCTCATGGTTAATATCCCGTTGGTCCCGCATATCGCTAATAAAGCGATCCAGTTCTGAATCAATATTTAAGCCAAACACTTTCGCCCTTAATTCCGCGATGTGGTTTAACCCATTAAGACGGAGGCCAGCGCTTAGCGGAACAGTCGCAGCATCGCCTTCAATAGCCATGGTTTCCCCTGCTTTTTAGTGGACAGCTCAGCCAGCAACGCATCCTGAGAGCGGCACGGATGCCAGCGCTTGCCATCCTTCCCCATAATCCAGCCATGACCGCAGTGCATTGCAGGACTTTGCTTAACGAGCAGTGATGCAAAAGATGGTTCTTTAGTCAGCATAACCACCTCAGATCAGACCGAACGAAGCGCCGAGACCCGTCACGGTATCTACTGCGCTTGTCATCGCCGGATTAGCCTGCAAACGCGCATGCAATGAAACTGCAGTGAGTGCCATAAGGCGCGTAACAGAGTTGATGCTATTGATCACATCACGGCGGCCTGCACTGGTTTTCACATCACCGGATACTGCACCTGCAGCTACACGCCCAATCTCCGCAGTTGCACTCATGACGTAATGCGGCAGGTTCTCTTTTGCCACTTCATTCAATGGCACGCACGGCAGGCAATGGATTTGAGCCAGAAAACCGTCAACCAGCGTTGAGTCTTCTGTGATATCAGTCAGCAGCCAGATCTCCGGCGGCGTAAGTTGATGCGGTTGCTCCGGGTTCAGCTTATTGCGCAGCGTCTGGACATTCATTCCTGCGCGTTCTGCCAGCTTCGCCATATTGTGACGCAGCGCGAAAGCCCGGCAGGCCTCGTCAAAGTGTGGATGTTTGGAAATCTTATAATCAAACATGTGCCCCTCTCAAAAAGTTCTCATAATTGAACTTACTGACCAACAATGACACGAAAGTTGGAATGACCGAGGGATTCACGAACCTGGTCGGTTTTGTACATCAGGTAACGTAGGCTTACGCGACCTTTGTTTTTTTCTTTCTTGACCATGTACTTAGCAAGCTGACCATGGTGAATTTTCTGGTAAACAGAGCCACGGGAGATACCTTCCCATTCCGCGAACTCTGCAGGCGTAGCCATCTCTTTTGGTACACGAATTGAAATATCAGTGCTCATAGTGCAATATCTCTCGGTTAAGGTTTGGTTTACGTCGTTTTATCTTGTTTTATTTGATTCAATAATTGATACATCGAGATACTACGATCCAATATTTGATACGTCAACAGGATTGAAAAATGATGCAAGTGAAAGCTGGCGAGAATACCGGGGGAAGAGAGGCTATCCATAGACTAATGGCTGCCTACAATTTTAAGTCCAGACAACAACTGTGTGATCACCTGGGCGCATCAAAAAGCACCATGGCAAACAGATACTTAAGAGATAGCTTTCCGGCGGAATGGGTGATTCAGTGTGCTTTAGAAACGGGAGTTTCGTTACTGTGGCTCACTACCGGGCAGGGAGAGTCAGGTTCAAATATTGACCATAAAAAAGACATCAATTTCGTGAACTCTGGCAAAGTTAAACCTCTTTCGGAACTTGTCTCCCCTGAAATTGACAAGGCAACTCTCAGCGGTGGCTTATTGGTCGAGGCAGGGAAAGCAATCATTGATACCAGCCTGCTCCCCTCAGACTCACGCAACCTATTACTGGTGAATACTTCTGGAGATTCTTATTTAGTGGACCGCAGCCAAACACCTCCAGTTAACGGTATGTGGTTGGTAGATATCGACGGAATAAAAAGCATCGTGAAGTTAACACGTCTTCCAGGAAACAGATTGGTGGTCCATCAAGACGAATCATCTTTTGAGTGCAACCTTGATGATATCGAGGTTGTAGGCCGCGCATTAAAAATAATTAAGAGCCTTTGATATGACCATCAGAAAGCAACCAAACGGAAAATGGTTGTGCGAGTGCTACCCGAATGGGCGCGACGGTAAGCGTGTGCGCAAACAATTTGCGACGAAAGGTGAGGCCGTAGCATTCGAAAACTTCACCATGGATGAAGTGAACAAAAAACCATGGCTGGGTGAGAAGGAAGATCGGCGACATCTGTCAGAGGTGATAGAGCAATGGCACTCACTCTACGGGCAGACGCTTGCAGACCCCAAACGCCTGATGGCGAAACTTAGAATTATCTGTACTGGTCTGGGCGATCCTATCGCCTCAGAGCTGACAGCCGGTGATTTTACGAAATACCGGGAAGCGCGGCTAAAAGGTGAAGTGCGAAATGAAGATGGCGCGTTTATGTCACCAGTTAAGCCCCGAACGGTCAACCTTGAGCAACGTAACCTATCATCGGTTTTCGGCACACTGAAAAAACTAGGACACTGGTCAGCGCCAAATCCTCTCGCAGGTTTGCCAACATTTAAAATCGCTGAGGGTGAACTGGCGTTCCTGACACCGGAAGAAATTAAACGCCTGTTGGGTGCGTGTGCAGATTCCCAAAGCCCCAGCTTGCTGATGATTGCAAAAGTATGCCTGGCCACCGGTGCACGCTGGAGTGAAGCAGAAAACCTGCAGGGCCACCAGTTATCAAAATATCGGATCACTTATACCAAGACCAAAGGCAAGAAAAACCGTACCGTGCCGATATCTCAGGATCTGTATGCCGAACTCCCCAAAAACAGAGGGAAGTTATTCACGCCATGCAGAAAAGCCTTTGAACGGGCGGTAAAACGGGCCGGTATCGAACTGCCGGAAGGACAATGCACCCACGTGCTGCGCCATACATTCGCTAGCCACTTTATGATGAATGGTGGAAACATACTCGTGCTCAGAGATATTTTGGGGCATTCGGATATCAAGATGACCATGGTTTACTCTCATTTTTCACCAGATCATCTTGAAGATGCAGTAACTAAAAACCCATTAGCAACCTTGATGGATTAACCTCATGCGCAACATTATCGAATTAGAACAAATATCAGAAGAACTTAAAAAACATGATCTATTGCAACCTCCCTTCATCGCCGATGGAAAACTAATTTCTGACTTTGCTAAGAGAGTGGAGTGCTATTTAGAATTAATTGACTTTATTCGAAATAAATACCCTGATAACGAGATAATCAAACAAGTAAAGATTCGCACAAAATCAATAATATATCTATCAGATAAAATAATAGAAACTCTTAAGTTATTTTTAACAGGGAATGTTAAAGAAGCTTATAAAAAGTTCGATCAAGCAATTACCAATTCATCAATGCATACTCATCTTAACAAGATGACTGTTCCTCTAACTAAATTATGCAATTCGCGCACCCCTTTATTTCGCGTGAGAAAAAGTGAGTGTATCCTAAAGCAAAGAGAAGAACTATTTCATATACCATTTAAAAATAGGCATTTAGTTAGTGCACAAAGATTTTCAGTATCCGGTCTTCCATGTTTATACCTTGGAACATCAATATTTGTATGTTGGCAAGAAATGGGAAAACCTGACTTTGATAAACTGTATATATCCTCCTTCATATCCGATAAAGAAAACTCAAATATAAGGATTCTAGACCTTGGGTACAATTTAACATCTGCACTTCGTACTAAACCTGGAGATCTCTGGTATTCATTCGAACAAGGATTAGGTGATGATTACGATCTAAATAATGATGATTTCATGGATCAAATTAATGATAAAATTTCGAAAATTAATTGCATGGCCTTTAGTCCTC